CTCCACCACGGACATCACGTGCCCAAAAAATAATTCTAATTGTTGTGAGAGGGTCTTCATTAAAAGCTTTCGAAACCTTGGCGTGAAGTCTGTCTTTGCTCGCACCACGCATCGCTCCTATTTGAAAAAATAGATTAACACAGTGATTGAGTGAGGTTGAGTTTGTGGTCATCCCGTTCTCAGTCGTTGTGTCTTTTTGTTGTATGGCGTCGATTAAATTCATTATGGTTAAATTTTTAAAATTACTAACTGGATATAAATATATGGTAAAAATACAGTTGTGTCAAGCCCTTAAGGTAAGTTTTTTCGATGTTTCTTAAGTACTTCATCGGTTATTTCCATAGATACGTCATTTTCGTTACCTTCTTGGTATGCCGTCACTACCCTAGCACTAAAATCATCTGTAGTTATAATAGTATCTATTTTCCCCAAACCTGCTAACCCCATCAATTCTCTTATGCCCAGTATTCCTCGGTGTGAGAATGCATGTACAATTTTTTCTGTGTCTATGTATCTTTTGTTGAATCCCACGTTAGTTTGTCAACCCTATGGTTTCCCAGTTAAAGTTTTCAAACCCCTCGTCCCTTTGTAAAGAAACTGAATGAGCTTTAGTTTTACCAGCTTCATCATTTATTAATATTCTACCTGTGTCAGCAAACCCCATTAATAACATATCAAAAGGAATTCCTAGATTTACTAGAGCGTTTTCAGTCACTTCTCTTAAACTTTCTCTTCTACCGGTAATTAAGATTATTTTACATCCCATATTTTCCCAACGGTTTAATTTTTCTACAACACCTGGTAATTCCTGATGTCCGTATATCATAATTCCTTTAGCGTCTTTTCGATACTTAACTAGAGTACCATCTATATCACATATTATTGTTTTCATCTTATTTTTATTTTTTATAAATAAAATAATACGTAAAAAAAAATAAGAAACCAATAGGTTTCTTATAATTACTATAAATTAATTATAAATTTTAATGGAAGATTACTGCTCCATTATTACGTGCAACATTAAATGCCTGTTTCCAGTCACTGTATTTCTGTCTGAACCACTTAACCGTATCACCATCATATTCTTTTTCTGGGTCAAACTTTAAATACCATTCATCAACTTTTTTCATTATATTTTCTTCTTGTTCAACAAAATCCATATAAAGTTTTTCACTCATAACAGGACCTATAACCCCATCAGCGTCTGAGAAGTTAATTAACTCAACAAATGGTCTTCCTCTTACCGATTCTGGGTCTTGCCATATATTATTTGCACTTCCGTAATTAGAAGCCTTAGCTAAATCATCTCTCCACTCACCATACCCACTATATGACCCCGCTCTAAAACCATAAGTTTCTCCATGGACAACGACTAAACCTTCTTGTAAACCATCCAGATACCCTGTCGTCCCTGGATGTTGCCACATACTATAAACAGGGCCTGCTTGTTCTTGTTCCCAATCCCAATATTCATCAGAATGTAGTACAATATTATCTGGTAACACCAAACTTTCTAACTCCGAAATAGCAGTTATATCTAACCCCATATTATTTTAAAATATTTTTAACTTTATCTATAGCTTCATTTATATCTTCAAAATCCCTATCAGGTACTACATATGTTTTTTCTTTACTGGTGTGGTCAATTATACATAAAGAAGGGACATATTCATTTTCTGTTAATGTAACAACTAACTCCCATTCTTTAGCGTATTTTTGAACATCTCTAACTAAAAACTTTATGTTATTTTCTGTTAGTTGTTTCTTAAGGTCGGTACACCAAGGGCAACCATCTTCACTATATAATAAAATACTTTTCATATTAATTTAAATAATAATTTAATTTTTCCACATAATGTGACTTAGGGTGAACACCTTGTATCCTTTCTATTAACTCACCATCTTTAAAAAATAGAACAGCTGGTATTCCTCTTATTCCAAATTCTTGACTTAATTGACCTTCCTTATCGACATTAACTTTTGCCACCACAGCTTCTTTATTGGTGTTTTCGTTTTTTATTTCTTCTATCGTTGGACCCAACATTCTACAAGGACCACACCAGGGAGCCCAAAAATCCACCATTACAACTTTATTGTCTTTTAGTGTTTCACTAAAATTATTATTTGTTAATTCCATTTAATTATTTTTAAAACCTATAGGGTTATTTTTTATTTTATATGACTCAACCCCATGATGATAAATATCTGCTAAAGACATAGGGGTTGTTACTTTATTATCTATCTTTAATTTTTTAAATATTCTCTTTACGTTTTCGATTGGTAGGTCACAGAATCTATATTCGGATATTAATCTTCCCTTCCTCATCAACGCTTGGTCTATGTCTTTTGTATCCATATTAAAAGTAGCTATTATCTTAACATTTAAACAATCACTTAATAAACCATCAGTTAAATTTAATATGTTTGACACCCCAGTATTACTACTAGTGGAGCTTCTGGTAGACACTACTTTTTCAGCGTCCTCTATTACCAGTATAGAATCTGGATGGTTCATTAGAAAAGGTATAAACTCCGGACTTGTTAATGACTCAACCATAAAAGGTGGAACAAAAATTACTTTTTTATTAAGGTTATTAATTAGATTTCTTATATATGTGGTTTTACCTGTACCTGGTTTACCATGTAATAACACTAAACCACTTTTACTTTTATTTAAACCTTCACAAGTATTTTTATGTACTTTAATAAAATTTTTACCGTAATGTAAATCTAAATCTAATTTTTCATCATACTCTATTTTAAATTCTTTAAGTCTAAAACCAAACTCATCTTTAGTAATTATGGATAAACTTTTTTTATTTTTATCTTCAAAACTATCTGTTTTTAAAAAATCTAAAAATGGTTGTACTGTTTCCATTCTCTGGTAAAAACACCTAACCGCTACCCCCATATCGTCCACTTTAAGTGGTGGTTGACTTGTATTGTCTTCTAGGTTAAAATCAACTATTCCTTGGTGGTGGTATCTAACTTCCACTATTAGATTTGCCCCATTATGCCCTAGAATTGCCTCGTGTTTATAGTATTCAGTTTGGGGCAACACTTCATCATTAAGTAACACAGTAATTTCGTGAATTTTTACCATGTTTTTTTCCAACCAACCTTTAATTTTATATGAATGTTGTTTTTCAATAAAAAGCATGTTAGGTACAGTTTTAAAAGTCTCTAAAAAATATTCCCCTAGTGGGAAATTTTCATTAGTGAAGTCTGTTTTTTGTTCGTATATATTTTTCAAAATTATAATTATAAGTTAAGCGGTTATGGTTCTAAATTCTTTTTCTACTTTCTCAATAGTTTTAAATATTTTTGAAGCTACCTGGTAAGGGTCAGAGTTACTTGCTGGTCTTCTATCTTCTAAATAACCTTTCCAATTGTTTTCCACCGTATGAATTGGAATCCGTATTGAAGCTCCTCTGTCAGAGACCCCATAAGTAAATTTATCCATGGACTGGGTTTCGTGTAATCCAGTTAACCTATATTCATTATCGGAACCATAAACCATAATATCTTCATTATGTTTTTTACCTAGTTCATCACAAATTGTATTGAATAATTCTTCCCCACCAGTCTCTCTCATTAGGTCACTAGAAAAATTACAGTGCATTCCTGACCCGTTCCAATCTCCATCTACTGGTTTAGGGTGCAACTCAACCTTAACCCCATATTTTTCAGTTATCCTATTTAAAAAATATCTAGATAACCATAAATCATCTGAAGCGTTTGTACAACCTCTACCAAAAATCTGATATTCCCATTGTCCAAGCATTACTTCAGCATTTACACCTGTAATATTTAACCCAGACTCTAAACACACTTGTAAATGTTCTTCTACAATGTCCCTACCTTCTACAGATTCAAAACCAACCCCACAGTAATACCTACCTTGTGGTTCTGGGTGCCCATCTACAGGGAAACCTAATGGTTTTCCGTTTTTAAGTAACACATACTCTTGTTCAAAACCAAACCAATATTGTTCATCTTTAGATAACCCTTCCCTGTTGTTAGTTGGGTGAGCTTTACCTTTAGAATCATATACTTCACATAAAACTAAAAAAGCATCTAACCTTTGTGGGTCCCTAACTACTTTTACTGGTGAAAGTATACAATCCGAATTGTTACCTTTAGCTTGTTTAGTTGAGCTTCCGTCAAATGACCAATCCGGTAATTCGTTAGGTACAGGTATTAACTTACCGTCTATTGACATTTTTCTTTGTGGTTGGTATTTCGGCGATGTTAGTGGGTCGAAATCCCAAATTTTAGTTTTACTTCTTATGTTAGGTTCTGGTATGTACCCATCTAACCAAACATACTCTAATTTTATCTTCATTTTATTCGTTTTTTTAAATTATAGAAATATTCCGTTAAAAAGGTAAGTCTTCCTGTGCTATATTACCGTAGGTTACCCCTCTATCACTCTTATAACCATCATATTTCATATTAGTTATTCTATTATATATTTCTATTTTTGGTTTTTCTAATGTGTTTCTTAGACAAAATTCCTTATACCTTACCTCTAATTTTTCCGTAACTTCTAACCAATCACCCACTGGTAACTTATTATGTTTCATTCTGGTTTGTGATATGTTTAACTCACCATGTTTAAATTCACATGTCATTCTATTAACTGAGTTTAGACTTTCTTGCCTAACTGAAACCACTATACTATCATATCTACTTAAATAAGTCCTGACACAGTGGGATTGAACTTGCCCCTCATTAAAATACTCTAAATCTGAATCAAGGACTTTTACTTTATACGTATTTTCTTTAACTATCATATTTTTTTCCATTTCATTTATAAAGTTATTTTGATAGTGGTATGTTGTTTCTTCATTACGTTCACATAAATTAATTAATTCAGCCCAGTTTTGGTGTTCTTGGTTGAATTGGTTTAAAGTAGTACAGTTAATATTCTTTTCTAAACCCAAACCATTTAATCTTTTTTTTGCGTATATGTGGTCAAATATCTGTGATATGAAAAATGGGTCATCCACCTCCTTAATTACTTTTATTAAATTTAGTTTCTCTCTAGATTTTAAAGAGTTAATGTGGTCAATGGGATTTGCCTCTAAGTTTTGTTTACTGTCAGAAGAATTCGCACTTATTTTTAGGAAATTTTTAGGTATTAATTTAGTGTGATTTTCACCAAAGATAATTTTTAACATAACTAGGTCATTTAGATTATAACCACCATGTGTATTAATTAGTTTTATGTAATATTTCCCAACTAAATTTTTATTATCTAGAATTGCTCTACCTAAATTCATTTTAAATTTATTTAATTTTCTAATTCCTGGGTAATGTCGTGACAAATAATAATAGTAATCGTTAGGTACTTTTATTTTACGTACTTTAACAAACCAATCCATCAATAACTTACCCATCCCTTCACCAAAGTAACTCAAGTCATTTTTAACCTTTAGTTCTTTTTGTAAAGTTTTTTCAATTTGTTTCATAAACAAAATTAGTTCTTCATTATCGATATCTTTTTGTTGTTGGTTTTCTCTATACCCATCAGTCGATAACAGCCCTTTAGTTGATAGTGGGTTTAGTACACTTATAATTTTCATGAAATCGTTTTTGGTTGTTACTGTTGACCTTTTTCTATTTAAAAATCTAGAGTCTGTTATAAAGAAATTTTTTGTTGTTGTATTAAAAGTAATGTGTAAATCATCACTTCGTTTACTAAAGTATTTATGTCCTACTCTCCTTTGTTTACTAAACCTAAATAAAGATAATTTAATCTTATCCTCATTTTTTTCCAATGCTACCGTAACCCTACTTACCATAGCACTACTAAAAATATCTAGTGATTTATCTATCCAAGTTTTTTCATCTATAACTGGTGAACCCTCTGACCATTTGTCTTTTGGGGTGAAGAACACAACGTCTACAACTCTAAAATTATCTTTGTCTTTAACAAATGGAGTTCTGCTTATTGTTTTTATTTCATGTGGGACAGCAACCTCATTTAAATCACCAACTAATGTTAATTCATTAAATGATTGGTGTTCTATTATAGTAAAATATTCTCTCTTAAAAGTTAAAAGTGTTGTCCAATTATGTTTTTTTTTAGTAGTTTTACTTTTCATTTTACAAAAATAAACAAAAATATCCGAAAAACCAACAAATTATTTGTCGTATTTAATACATTTCTAATACAAAAATAAAAAAACTTAGCGTAAAAAAATGTGTGGATTAGGAAAAGTTGTAGGTACGTTTCCTCTGTTCTTAATAAAATACGACAAAAAACCATTATATTTTTTTAGGTATTTTATTAATTATCGGAGTAATTATTTTTCGAATGAGGGCAGAATACCATGGATTAAATTAATCCTTATTCATAAACATTTAAATAAAAAAAAAATTATTATGGAAAGTGTAATTAAGTATGTAACAGGATTTTTCGGTGGACTATTATCAGTAATGATGGCAGTTTTACCTTTAACAATCGTGTGGTTCGTCTTAACTGGTGGTGCAATATTTAACATGGACGTGGTAACAAATCTTACAGCATTAATCACTTCACTTGGTGAAGGAGGTTTCGTAGGTTTGGTAGTTCTAGTGATGTTAGCTAGTTTCTTCGTTAAGAAGTAGATACAAAACGATGACTATTCACATGCATCGATAAAAATGTGAGAATAAAAATTAAAAAAACAATATAATGAAAAAATTGATTTTAGCATTCGCTGTAGCATTCTCAACAATCTGTGCATCAGCTCAAAACTTTATGGTTGTGTCAACTTATGACGGTGACCAAGAAGTAACTATGGATAAAGTAACACAAAATTTAGGTTTTGGGTACGCTTTAAATGACACATGGACTTTGGGTATGATTCAAGCTGGTGAAGATGTTGACGGAGATATGACTTATGACCTATGGAGTAGATACAATATGAAGAACAATTTGTATGTTTCAGCTCAAGCACCTACGGAAGAAATGATGGACAACTTAACGGTTGGACTTGGTTATTCTTACAATGTGTGGAAAGGTCTTAGTGTTGAGCCAAGATACACGATGCCTTTAACAGCAGATGAAACAACTGGAGACAGAGAGGGAACTTTCAATCTAGGTTTCTCATACAAGTTCTAAGTAATTAGAAAATTTGTTAAAAAAACCCCTGGATTAGTCCGGGGGTTTTTTATTACACAATAATTAATAGACTTAGGAAACGAATTCTTCAGCTAACTCCCATAACTCTTTATTTACTTTTAATTTCTGGTCAATGTTAGTTAAAGCTCTAACCGTTTGACTTCTGCCTTGTGGAAGGTTATAAGTAATTCCACCATTTAAAACTTTTTCTTGAAGTACATTAAATACTTTCCATAGTTCATTACCCCTATCCTCTTCTCTGTAAGGTGTCAACAAATCCTCTACCGACAAAAACTCTTGTCCTTTTTTCCATCTAGTTAAAACAGCTTTTTTAGCAAACTCTTTTTTTGTTTGTTCTGTTAACTTTGTAGATTTAAACTTTTTAACACAGTTAATTATTGCCGGTATTTTAATAATAACATTATCTGTCATTTCTTTTACATCTTCTAAATCGTACCACTGATGTTTTATTTTTATTTGTTCAAATGTTTGGTCTGCTATAACTAACCCATTAGAACACACTAAACGAAATAATCCTGCATGAAGGTTGAATGCGTTTCTACCATCATGAGAATTAGTTAAAATTATTTCTGGAACAATGTCATCTATTTTACCTAAGTTTTCATTTCTTAACCTTACCATATGTTTAGTATAAAGTCCTCCAGCATGTTTAGAATTTCTTTGTGACACATCGTAAGGTAACCAATTTTCTTTAGCTAAATCACTTAGGATTTGTGTTGTTGGGATAAAGCTATATTTGTCTGAAACTTTTGAATCGGCTTCTTTAGCGAATATAGATGGTGCGATTGAGGTCATTTCTTCCTCCGTTAATGGGGCATTAAATAGATTTTTCATTTTATAATTTTTTATATGGGTTATTAATTCAGTACAAATATACGAATAATTTTTGTATTACAAAGTAAATCATGAAAATTTACTGTTGAAAATCTAAATTATCTTTATTATATTAGTAAAAACAACTAACATGGCAAAAAAATTAAAAGGAGTTATTCTTGCGGGTGGTACAGGAAGTAGGTTGTACCCGTTAACTAAAGTGACAAACAAGCATCTATTACCGGTTTACGATAAACCTATGATTTATTACCCTTTACAGACCTTAATTAAACTGGGTTGTAAGGACATTATGATAGTTTCTGGTAGAGAACACTGTGGAGATATATTAAACCTCTTAGGGAGTGGGAGAGACTTTAACGTTAGACTCTCATATGAAATACAAGATGAGGCAGGAGGTATTGCTCACGCTTTGGCTCTTACTGAGCGTTTTGTCGGTACTTCAAATGTAGCAGTTTGTTTAGGTGACAACATATTTGATGATGAACTTACGTCCTCTGATTTAAGTGATTTTGATGGTGGGTCTAGAATATTTTTAAAGGAGGTTCATGACCCAGAAAGATTCGGTGTGGCGGAAATAAAAACTGGTGATGAGTGTAGTGTGGTATCAATTGAAGAAAAGCCATCTAATCCAAAATCTAATTTCTGTGTTACTGGTTTATATGTTTATGACAATAAAGTATTTAATTATATTAAAAATTTAACACCTTCAGATAGAGGTGAGTTAGAAATTACAGATGTGAATAATTTCTATGTGAAAGATAGGTTAATGAGTTGTCATTTTTTAAGTTCTTGGTGGTCGGATGCTGGTACCTTTGAGAGTTTATTAAAGGCGTCATCTTTAGTGTCAAATAAAAAATTATGTTCGTGTGAAAATAACTGCCAGTCACCACTTCCAATGGTTGGAGCTGATGGTGAGTATGGTAAATCAAAAATAAGTAATAAATAAAAAATATAAAAATGGAAGAAACAAAAGTATTAGATAATTTAATTAAATTAGTGGAGGAAAAATATGAACCAATTTTAGTGGTGCAATTATTAAGGGTACCACCTGAAGCAGAACTTAGAGCTTTTGCTCAAAAACTAATGAACGATTTTGGTTATAAGGTATTAATTCTACCGGGAGATGTGGAAACCAAAGTAGAACTTATTAGTGTTATGAAAAGTGATGTTAAAAAAGTTGAAGACTTACAATCTAGAGTGTTGGATTTGATAAAAACCTTAGAGGGTGAATACAAAGATATTCTATCACCTGTTGGTTCTGGTTCAGATGAGTCACAATAATTTAAAATACGATGTCGCTATAGTAGGTGGGGGGATTATTGGTCTTGCGACAGCTTATAAGTTACAACTAAAACACCCTAACCTTTCTTTAATAGTATTAGAAAAAGAAAATGAAGTAGCATTTCATCAAACTGGGAGAAATTCTGGTGTAATTCATTCTGGACTATATTATAAACCTGGTAGTTATCGAGCTAAAAATTGTGTGGATGGTAGAAAACAGTTAGTTAAGTTTGCTAAGAAACATAAAATAACACATGATATTTGTGGTAAAATAGTATTAGCGACTAACGACAAAGAAACACTAAAATTAAAGTCCCTAAAAAAGAATGGTAAAAAAAATGGTCTAAAGGGATTAAAATTACTTTACAGTAAAGAAATAAAAACTATAGAACCATTTGCTGAGGGTAAGTCAGCTCTATTTGTACCTGAGTCAGGAATAATAGACTATAAAGGGGTCACTAAAAAATTAAGTGAATTAATTACAACCATCAACCCAAAAAGTTGTGTCTCTACCAATTCAGAAGTTATCCACATAGAAAAAGAAAAATTAATATTACAGGATAGTGTTATTCACACTAAACATTCTATCTTTTGTGGTGGTTTATTTGCTGATAGGTTGGCAAAAAAAGATGGTGTAGAATTAGATTCTAAAGTAGTTGGTTTTAGGGGAGATTATTATAACATAAAGGAAAACTCACTATATAAAATAAAAAATCTAATCTACCCAGTACCGAATCCTCAATTTCCATTTTTAGGTGTACACTTTACAAGAATGTTTGATGGTAGTGTGGAATGTGGACCCAACGCTGTTTTTACATTTAAACGTGAAGGTTACACAAAAACTTCTTTTAGCTGGAGGGACACTTGGGAATCTTTGACTTTTTTAGGTACTTTACGTTTATTTTTTAAACATTGGCGTTTTGGGTTAACGGAATATAAAAGAGCTTTTTCTAAAAGATTATTTTTAAGGGAGTTACAAAAAATGGTCCCTTCATTAGAAATGGATGATTTAGTCGTAGGTAAGTGTGGGGTCCGTGCAACTGTACTAGATATTGATGGTACTATAGTAGAGGACTTTAAAATAGTTAAGCACAATAACAATATCCACATACTTAACGCTCCTTCTCCCGCGGCGACCGCATGTCTATCTATAGGTGATGAAGTGGTAAATTTTATAAATAAAAATTTTAATTTAGACAACAAAAATAATGGAAAAAAATAAAGAAATAGGAAAAAATACTCAATGGGACCAACAAACTGAAAACCCCAATACCAACTGGGACAAAAATTACCCAACACAAGAAGACATTATAGCATACAATAGAAAGTTGGGTATAGAGAAGGTTGAACACCCAATCCACTATGGTGGTGAAGATAATATGTATGAAGCAATAAAAGTTATTGAAGCTTGGGACTTAAATTTTAATTTAGGTAATGTTGTTAAGTATATTTCTCGTGCAGGGAAAAAAGACGATTTAAAACAAGACTTAAAGAAAGCAATGTGGTATCTTAATAGAGAACTTAAAAAGTAGTTCTATTATGTTATAGGTATATTTATGGATATGAAACTAATAAATTCATTACAAATTCTTATAGAACAAACAGAAGAGTTCTTGGTTATACCAACAAAAGCTTCTTCTAAGCTCACAACTTTTATTTCTCAAGATGAAGGGGTAAATGGGAAACCAGTACTATACACCTATGATGACGCATATTATAATGACACACCAATAGAATATAAAAGTAGTAGATATAAGAAAGGTAAACCTGGTGGTACTTTAACTATAGGTTATGGTCACACAGGTAAAGAAGCTTATGAAGGAAATACTATTACCAAAACTAAGGCATTAGAATTATTAAAAGATGATTTATCTAATGCTGTTGGTTGTGTAAATAGAATAGTAACACAATGGATAAAGGACGATAGAGCTGGTGCAAAAATGGACCTATGTATGTATGACGCAATGGTATCTTTAGTGTTTAACTCTGGTTGTGAAAATGTTAGGACTAGTGGTTGGATACAAGATGTTAAATTTGGTAGGTGGGAAGATACATACACAGGAATTAGGACGTGGAATCCACCCCAACAAAGAAAAGGGGACGGTACTTGGGTAAATAATTATTCACGTAGAGAAAAAGAATC